AATATTTAGTAGTAGCTTAAGTATTAATAAGTGCCTTCATATCAGCACCTAGCATATCGTCGTAATGCGAAAGCTGCGGCTAGAAAACAACAGATTAAAAAACCAAAGAATCTTGATTTAATACAAAAAGCTAAAGATGACTTTGGCTTTTTTTGTGAGTATGTAGCAGATAAACCACCAGCAACACATCATAAGACTTGGCATCAACATTTTATAACTAATGAAGATAGTACATGTCTTATAAAGATAGCGGGACCGAATGTAGATTTACTGGCTCCCAGAGGTTCTGCTAAATCAACTGTATTGGGTCTTTTAACAGCCTGGGCCATTGGAATACATACCGAAGCTAAATTACCTTTGCAGGTGCTTTATCTTTCCTATACGGTTGATATAGCCAGATCTAAATCTGCAACTATAAAAAGAATTATTGAGAGTAAAAGATATCAGGAAGTATTTCCAAAAGTCAGATTGATGAAGAATGTAACCAGTAATGAGTACTGGTCAATAGATCATAGGTTTGCAGGGATAGATACAACAGGTGAAGAACAATTTACTTTATGTGCAGCTGGATTAAAAGGTTCAGTTACTTCTAAGCGTTCTCATTTAGTTATGATTGATGACGCAATAAAATCTTCTGCTGATATTGCAAATCCAGATATCAGGAAGCAGATGCAAGAAAACTGGAATGCAGTTATAGCACCTACTATGTTTGAAGGTGCAAGAGCTATCTGTTTAGGTACTAGATTTAGACATGATGATATTCATGCCACAACTTTTAACGAACAGAATAATTGGACACAGATTGTTTTATCCGCAATATTGAATAATGTAAAAACAGGAGAGGAAGAATCTTACTGGCCTGAAATGTGGTCTCTGGAATATCTGAAAGAAAAGAAGAGACAGGCACCAATTGCTTTCTCTTTTCAATACATGAATCAGATAGTCAGACAGAATGAATTATCGTTGGCACCAGAGTTAATTGTTAAAGCAGAAATTGCAACTGAGTTTGATACGCTTGGAGTTGGAGTGGATTTATCAGCTGGTACAAGAGAAAAGAACGATTACACAGTTATGGTTCTAGGAGGAAGAATACAGGATCGCATTCATATAATTGATTATCGAAGAATCAGAGTTATGGGTAATTTAGAAAAATTAGATGCTTTAAAAGAATTATTAAATGATTGGTCAGTTATAGGACAGGATGTTAATGGTAATTATTTTCCTACTTATTCAACTTGTGATATATGGTCTGAAGCTGTCCAATATCAGGCATCATTGGAAGCAGATTTTAAACGTGTATGTCTAACTAATGGTGGTCTGTATAATCTAATATGGCATCCAGTTAAAGGATTTAGAGCAGATAAATTAGCTAGGTTTAGAGGTATTATGGGTATGTTTGAAGATAGAAAAATAGTATTTAATAGATTTAGAAACTTTACTCATATGTTTGAAGAACTTACTAACTTTGGAGTCAGCGGTCATGATGATTGTGTTGATGCTTTAGTTTGGCTGGTAAATGGATTAGCCCGTAAAGGACAACTTCATTTAGACTTTTAATAGGAGGTATAATAAAACTATGGGACCTGAATATATCGCCATTATCTTCAGTGCAGTAATCTCCTCTCTTACAGGAGGTGGTTGGATAGCTAGTAAAGTATTAGACCGCCATCGTGAGAGACTGAAAGATGCTATACAAAGAATAGAGAATCAGAGATTACGTATTAATGCCCTAGAAGAACATGTAAACCGTATGCCATTGGAGTATGTTTTGAAAGTGGATTTCGTA